GGGTTCAGAGGTTTGAACCAGTTAAACATCTTCCTCCTCTTCGGGGCACATCTGTTCCCATTCTTCGGCGGTGATACCGGTCATGAGAAATTCACGTTCGTCGTCGGTCAGGTGTGGCATGACTTGTTGGATAGGTTTGCCTCCGACTTCCCATTGGTGTAGTTGTTCGAAGGTTACATCGATGTTCATCGTCCGTTCAATGCCGGTCAGCATACTTTTCCGAGTGGTTTCCATTCCTTTTTCTCTCACTTCTTCTTACGAATCACATATAGTGATTTCAAGTTGATTTGTCAAGCGGCTTCCCGCATTTTTTCTTCGTAAATTTGCTCCACAAAAGAGAAAGGAGCACCAGACAGGCGCATTGCGTTCAGCAGGATGCGGTCTCGGCTTTCCGTAGGCATACCCATTTCGAGATACATCGCTTCTTCGATGGCTTCGCAGATCAGCTCATACAGGTTCTTCTCAGGCAATCCAGTCTCTCCTCATTTGTTGTGTTGCCATCGCAACGGACTTTGGAAACTCACCCGTGAACGTTCTTTCCAGAACGTCCTCGTATGCCAACATCGGCTTCAATTCGTGCTCGATTTCGTCCCAGTGTTCTATGAGACGGCGCCGAATCTTTTCGAACATGCCGTCGGAGACCACCGGATCGTTCTCGACCTGAATCGCGTATCGTGCCATGATGTACCATGGCACCGTCTTGTTGAGGTCTGAACCTATCATATCAAGGCAAGGTTTGTCAAGCGTGCCGTCAGTGATTGTGAAATTGTGCGACCATATCTGACTCGACTCGGTAGGCTTCGATCTCCCAAGGAAGTTCCATATACTGCCCATCGAATTTCTCTCCTTTCCAAGTTGAAGGCATACCTTGAACCAGGTCGCCCCGGGCCATCTGTGCAACGTGAACCATTTCATGCAAGATCGTCGCAATCATGTCTTGTTTCGGCAAGTCGGGCTTGACCGAGATTTCGAACAGACCTTCGTCAGCGTCAACCTCGTCAGCATACCCAGCAGTCTCGCCGCCGATCATCGACCAGTCGAAAATGACCGTCAGTTCAACATCGTCACTGATATCGAGATAGTCAACAGCAAACGCAATCACCGCGTCGATTTCTTCGGCGGTCTTGCCTTCGATTTCGTAGAACATACTTGCTTCTCTCGCTTACGACTCACATATAGTCGCAAAAAAGCGTCTTGTCAACCACTTTTTTTCGCGGCGCAAGATTCTTTCGGTATAAATAGGAGCGTGGGTGCGTGTTAATACGTTTAGCGTAAGAGGCAAGTGTGAAGTTATCTATCACTACAGGAAAAACTGGAGTAGCATCAAGTATGCCCGTGGGGTTCGGTCCAGTCACGCAAACTTGAAACGGCGTCTATCCTTTGGATGGCGCCGTTTCTTTTTGTGGTAACGCGAAAAACGTCGGAGTGAACCCTGCAAATCCTGAGCCTAGGTTGAGTGAACGGCACATAGACCGCGCCGTTCTCTCGGAGTTTGCTTCGAATACGACCAGGTCGGTATCTTTCTCGACCACCTGATACGTCTTATCTTTCTTGACTTGGTATGACATTTACTTGAACCCATCAAATTTCGGTTTCTTGTCTTTTCTGCGACCTGTCACAAACGTATCTTTCCGTTCTGCTTCAAGTCTGCTGCCAACATCACCGCGGTCCATAGCAGGCGTGTCGTCCATGATATCTTCCTGTGCTGACAACTCGGCGTCAAACAGACGCATCTTAGGTCTTTCGATGCCGACCACAAACCGTTTCAGGTAATTCGTGTCGCCCCATCGGTTCTTGAGCTGCTTGACCATGATCTGTCCGAGTGCTTCCAGTTCTTCACTAGAGATAAGCGCAAACATGAAGTCGGCGGTCGCAGGCAGACCGAACGATTCGGAGGTGTCCTCCAGACCAACATCGGAGTTAGAGTAACCCGAACGCGTCGTTTGGGTCGCACTGACAATTGGCACATTAAGCTCCACGGCAAGGCCGCGAAGTTCTTCAGCGATAGTCTTGATGTAGGTGTAAGAGTTGACATTGGCGCCGAATCTCAGGCGCGACGACATACAGATGTTCAGGTAATCGATGTAGATGATATCAGGGTGGAAGTTTTTCTTCAACCGCAGTTCGTTGACAAGATGGCGGAAGTGTGCTGAGCCGGCGCTGGCCGTTGGATACTCTTTGATGATAAGCTTACCGGTCGTTTTTCCCTTGACCCGATTGATACGCTTTACATAAACGTCCTTCGGAATCGTTTCGAGTTCATCCAAAGTCAAGTCAAGCAGATTTGCGTCGATACGCTCGGCGATCTTTTCTTCCGCCATCTCCATGGTTATATATAGAACGTTGTATCCCGCCATCATGTTCGCAGCGGCGCAATGTGTCATGAACAACGTCTTACCTACGCCCGTGCCCGCGAGCGCGATAGACAGAGACTTGCGGGGGATACCACCTTTGGTGATCTTGTTGAAAAGTTCCAGGTCGAACGGAATTTTCTTCTCCTTTGTATGGTAGAAAGAATACCGTTCGTCGTAATCGTCTAAAAAGTCGTGGCCAATGTGTGTGTCGAATGATACACCCAGAGCGTCAGAAAGCAACTGAGGAATAGAACCCTTGTCTAGGTTCTTTTCTTTCCCGTCAAGGACAAGAATAGACTTGCGGACCGCGTTATAGATTGCCTTGTCTTGACAGAATTTCTCCGTCTTTTCTTCAAGCCAATCCTGGTCGGTCTTTTGGTCATATTCAAGAGCGTTGATAATGCTGGTTATCTCTTTGTGCTGCTCTTGGTTCAGGTCCGTTCGTTCATCAATAGAAATACGGAGGGCTTCCTTGGTAGGAAGCCCGTTGTATTTGCTAACGTATTCGTTGATTTCCCCGAATACCCGACGATAGGACATATCGTCAAAGTATTCGGGTTTCAGAAACGGCAGAACCTTGCGAGTATAACCTTCATTGAACAACAACCCAGAAAGGATTGTATTCTCAATCATACTTCGTCAATCTCCTGTTCTTCTACTTCAACCGAATCATCATCGTTCGATTGAATCAATTCTCCGCTTGCGATAGTATACTTCTTGGAGATAAAGGAGGCAAGCGAAGTCTCCGACAGCATCATCTTCCACAGGCTGCCGGCACGTTCAAGTTCTTTCTCTCGGTAGAGTTTGTCAGTCAGAACCTCGCCTGTGTCGGGATCAACCAATTCATACCAACCGACCTTTGGCTTGCGGGCGTAACCGCCTTCAAGAGCCAATTCGAGTAGACCAGACCAAATCAGAACGCCGCCTTCGAAGTTGACCGTGATCGGAATCTTCGACTTCTCTTTGACGCGGCGCGATTTTTCGATGTTGATGGTAAACTTGTAACCCGAGATATCCTTGTCGGATGCCTTGTCTTTCTCTTGCGCACGGCCGACGATCCAGATAGCGTCAGACGAATATACGCCGCCGGTGCCGCCCGAGACGATATCTTTCGGAAACATGCCGATTTCTTTGTAAGTGTGGTTCACGTTCACAAGAGGAATGTCTTTCAGGTTCAGGTGCGGTGTCACCATGCGCCAAAGCGACTTTAGTTGCTTTGCGCGTGTCATATCTGCAACAGACTTACCGTCTAGCGCATCGTCAACCTCTTTCTTGGATGCCAGGTTACCGATGGAGTCGATAAGGATGAAAATCTTATCGCCTTTTTCGATACCTTCAAGTTGTTGCATGATATCGTGTTTCAGCTCTTCGATATTCGTCAGAGGTGAGTGCAGAACGCGGTCCGTATCCAGGCCTGCGCTTTCAAAGTAGGACTCAGGCGAACCAAATTCAGAGTCATAGAACAGGATTACGCCGTCAGGATGCTTCTTCTGGAATGCAGACGCCAGAATGAGTGCGAATGCGGACTTGAAGTGTTTGGAAGGACCTGCGATGGTCAACAGACCCGGCAACAGGCCGCCGTCAACACGACCAGAACATGCCACGTTCAACATCGGAACCGCGGTCTGGATCATGTCTTTCTTACCAAAGACCTTCGACTCTTTCAGTAGAGCCGTTTCTTTGATGGTTGAGTTTTTCGTCAACCTTTCGATTAGTGAGCTCATTCAATATCTCCGTCTACAATTTTTGCAATATACGACTCGAAAGCGTCAATCTTTTCGTCCCGATTCGGCCACCGAATGTATTCGCTTTCGGGGTTTTTTCTCAGATTATCCAGCAATGGTAAAATAGCCGAGTGTAGTTTGTCAAGCCTTCTTTCCATTTCGATGACATGTTCTCGGTCATATTCTGCCTGATGCACTGCTGGTAGTGCCGTTGTCAATTCTTCCTCGGTCACCGCGGTGAAACCGAAGTCAAAGATTTCGTCGGTCAATCTTTTCTCTCCTTGATAGTGTTCGCAATCGGGCGGACATTCTCTATAGAGGCCGCAGGCGCAGCCTCCGCCATGGTCATACTTAGCCAAAGAAACTCTCCAAACTTGCTGTTCTTTCGAGTTGCCAACCGATAACGTCGGTGATGCTCTTTAGGGCGCCTTCGAAAGACTTTTCAAATTGCATTTCACGGTCGATGTAATCTTCCAAACCAAACTCTTTCGGCATTTCGTCCATGGACGCAATCACGTTTTCGCGCGTCAGATTCGGCATTTTTAGGTAAGAGAAACGAATCTTGTCGCCATCGCGCAAAGGTGTCAGACGGTTTTGAAGTTTGTGCTTCTTTATCATGTCATTGTAGACGAATGCGCCGCGAACGTGAATTGGCGTGCCCTTTCTCCACCCATTCGCCGCGTCACGATATTTATTCATACCGTTGAGCGACCGGGGAAACGCGACCTGTTCGAACGGCAGTGTTGCAAACTCCTCACGGAAGTCTTTGACGAATTTAATCAACTCGTCCTCTGTGCCGTTCATGATGATGCTCAGACCTTCCTTAATCTTCTCCCGGCAGACGAACGGTGTAGACGAACGAACCGCTTCGATTCCCATGATCTTGAGCTTCGGTTTTTCGTATTGGACGCCTTCGTTGTTATACACGTTCAAGATATACATTTTCTTGCCGCGCCAGATGCCCTTTGACGCGATTGCTTCGCGTTTCATGACCATCTTTTGCTGGAAGGCGTTAACGTATTCACCGAGCTCGTTGTATGATTGTTCGATGAACGGCTCAAGCAACTGTGAACACACCTTGTCAAGATACTTGACCACCTTTTCGTCGTCAGGCACTTTGTCGCCATATGCGAGTTTGACCGCCTTATCAAGACGCAGGTAGATAGAGTCGGTGTCAGACGCAATCACATAGTCGTAGCCATCGGTCTTGAATTTCTTGTTCAAGAATTTGTTGATTTCGCGCTCGATCCAACGAATCGACAACTGACCGCCCAGAGTGACGGACTCAGCGTAACGGAAGTTGAACCAACGGAAATACGGATTGCCAAGAGCGCCATACGCACAGTTCAATTGGATTTTCTTGGCCATCTGGATCATGTCGAAACGCAGCGCCTCTTTCGAGTATGTTTCGTCGTGGGTGTCCTCATACTTCTGCTTCATGTCAAGCATCTTGCCCTTGAACGCCTTGCGGTCAAGATACATCTTTTCCATGAGTGCAGGCAGGAACCCTTGTTCTTCGCGCGACCAGACACAACCGTTCGGTGTGACCGTGACGTTCTGCGCAATCAGGTCGTCCCGAATCTCGTTATACGAACCATCAAGCGCTGCGTCAACGCCTTGACCCATGTGAGGGTCCAGACCGACGAAAGATTCAGGCGAGATATTGTATTGCATGATAAGGTGCGGATACAGACTGTTCAAGTCGAATGAGCAGACCCAGTGATGTTCGCCCGTGTAAGGTTCTTTGACGTGACCGCCTTGGAATTCGAACGGCTTGCCATCATACTTGTATTGTGGCACCACGATCTTGCGGTGGACCATCAGATAGTTGTGACTGATAACGTCCCACATACGAACCGAAGTGAACGCGTCAGTGTAGTTGAGTTTCGCGTCATACGCCAGCGCGAGCGCAAGGTCCATCAGCTTCAGTTTTTCGTCAAGCTGGTTGATAATCTCGGTGTCTCGAATGTTGTATTCGGCGTAGAGTTGGAAATTCTGCTCATACAGACCGTGCAGAGACCCGTATTCGTCCTCATAGTGAATTTTACCCATGCCCAGTTCCACGTTTGCGATGTGGTCAAGACGGTAAGATTCTTGCGTCGTGAAGGTCCATTTCTTGTAAACCAACATGTAGTCCATGATGGCCACACCGAAGATATCGTAGGTCAGCTGCTCTTCGCCGTGTTGCTTCTGGACGTTTTCACGAATGAGGTTCCAAGGTGACAGACGTTTCGCCATGGCTTCGCCCGAGACGCGCTTGATACGGTTGATAAGGTAAGGCATGTCGAAGAATTCAACGTTCCAACCCGTCACAATGTCGGGGTCCATTTCGCGCCAGACTTCAACGAACCGCGCGATAAGCTCTTTCTCGTCCGCGCAACGTATCACGCGAACGTTGTCTTGGTGCTTCTTGTATTCCTTGATGGACAGAAAGACAATCTCTTTGCCGTCGGAAATTGCGATAGCGGTCAGTGCCTTGTTCGCGGTCATGATATCGGGGAAACCGTCGTCAGACATGGTTTCGATATCGACCGACACCACGTTGATCTTGTCTCGGTCATAATGGACTTCGCCTGGGAAGCGGTCATTGATGAACGGATAGACAAAGTTGGTCATGCCGTAGAATTCGAACCCGGACACTCCTTCATACTTCTTGATAAATTCTTTCGCATCACGGATGCTGTCGAATTCGATCTTCTCCGCAGGATCGCCGTGAATGGTGCGATACTCACCTGAACCGTTCTGCGAACGGACAAACAGGTAAGGACGATACTTGACTTCGTATTGCTGGCGGCGCCCATCTTCGAAAGAACGCACAAGCATACGGTCGCCATATTGACGAACGTTTAGATAGAATGACATTGATTCTCCTGTAGTTTTTCAGACAGTATAACAGGTTCAGCGGATAATGTCAATATCCGCATCTTTGGACCAGATTTCCAGTTCTGTTCTCAGTCTGTTCTCTTTTTTCAGACTTTTGTATCTCTTGCCCGCCTTTTTCTTCCACCATTGGACGGCGCTCTTGTAAGAGTATGAGTCGAAGTTGTCTTTCTTGACCAAGGTGTCGGTTTCGCCTAGGATGTATTCGCGGGTGTTGGCGTAACCGTAGTCACACATGTAGGTGCGCTTCTTTTCGACCATGGCCTTCGCGTTCTCGACCACTTTACGGAAGTGTTGGTGTTGTTCAGCGTCATGTTCTTTGAGTGCCTTAGCGACCTTCGATATCATGTCGCGCGTCATGGTCATTTTGACCGAGGAAGAGGTGACTTTGAGCGGCACGTCAGTCTCTTTTTCCCACCATGTCTTGATCTGGCGGAATTTCTTGTCTGTCAGATGTGGAACGAAGTCGCTGTCGGTCAGACCTTTGTATCTCAGGTATGGTTTCATACCGTCATACTGAGACGCACCTTTGGTCGAACCGTAGAATGAGGTCGTTTCGAAGTGACAGATATTCGTCGCATATTTTGCGTCGAATAGGCGTTTTATTTCATGACTACAACAAATTGCAGCCAAAAGTTTACCACCCAGATAGTTGTATCCGAATGGTTGAGCAGGCACGATGATATGGCCCATACAAGCAACGTTGTTGAAGCGTTGCATGACCTCTAGATTGCCTGTCTCCAGAGGCGAACCAAGCCACTCGGTTCTTGGTCTCAGGTTCAGAACGGGCGAACCGACCTTGATGAATCCCAGAACCTTGTTGACGTTGCGTTCGAACACCATGATTTCAAGTGTGCGACCCGGTGACGATGATTGGTTGATATGCGAGGACGTGACTTCCAAAAGCGACCAGAAACGTTTGTCGGCAAGACGAACCTCAATATCCATTTCGTCAGGGTGCATGTGAAACTCGGTAAAAAAGTCGTCCTCGTATGAGAAAAAAGGCAGCATCGGAGGCATTGCTTCGATGCGTTCCAGTTTTGTCTTGCGCATGTAATCTTCGATCTGACCGAAAGACTCGAAGTAGTCCTCAAAAAACTTGGCGGCATAGATAGCCTGTTCATGAGTCAGAATCATGTTTTAGAATCCTTTTTTGACACAGTATGACACATATTTAGCCACCGTGTCAAGTGAAAAGGGCGCCCGAAGGCGCCCTCTCTTATTCCTGAAGGAACGATTTACCGTATGGTCGGTTGACCGGAATCTTCTTTGGCATCTTCGCCTCAGGCACGATCTTGTGTAGACGGATCGTCAGAATGCCGTTGTCAAGGACAACATCTTCGACTTCAACGTGCTCAGCGAGAGTGAAAGTGTGGGTAAACGGGCGCGATGCAATACCCTTGTGCAGGTATTCAGCGCCCTCGTCAACGCCCGAATTCGTGCCGACAACCTTCAGTTTTGAGTCCTCGACCGTGATTTCAAGGTCGTCCTCTCCGAAGCCAGCGACGGCCATTTCAATGAGATAGGTCGTCTCGCCAGTCTTGATAAGGTTGTAAGGCGGGTAAGTAGGCGCCTTTGTTGCGCGGTCCATCAGATGATCGAACCCGATGTTGAAGGCGTCGAAAAACTGTTTCTCTAGTGCAGTCATGTGTTTTCTCCTTATTTAAGCAAGAATGTTGCGGGACCCTATCAGGCATCCCGCCTTTATTTAGGCGTCAAACGCCGGTCGAACCAAATCCACCCTTGCGGTTGGTTTTCGGTTCAGGTTCTTCCGTCACTTCTTCGAAAGCAACCTGGAAGCTGCGCACGATTTCTGCCTGTGCGAGGCGGTCGCCATCACGAATGGCGAAAGGAACGTCCGAGGTGTTGAACACGGTGATATACGTCTGCTGAACGTAGTCGGCGTCAATGATGCCTTCGCAGTTCGCGAGCATCACGCCGTTCTTTACAGCGAGTCCCGACCGGGGGTGGACACGCATGGATTGATCTTCCTCAAGGTCGAAAACCAGACCTGTTGGTACCAGTGCGCGGTGACCAGGATATACCACAAAGGTAGGCCCATCTTTGTCCTCCAGAATGCAGGTCGTCGTTTTCTTGTTCTGCGGCGTATAGGTGTTGATTGTGTCGCCAACGCGGATAGACGCGTGAAGATCGAAACATGCTGCCCAATGGCTGCCGTAAGTCGGCATATGTGCTTCGGGATAGAGTTTGTAGACACGCAGCTTTTCGCGCCGGTCTGCCAGATTCACGACCGTATCGCGGCCGCTCTGAATCATCACTTCACCTTTTTCAGCGACCTGTTGCATACGGGTCTTTGCATCGTCAAGCCATTTTTTCATGATATCTTCTGTTACTTTTTGCCGATGGTGTATTTGGCAACCAGTCCCCACTCGTCCTTTTCTTTGAACGCCAAAATCTTGATCTGAGAAAGTGGTGCCACTGGGTCCTCAATTTGTGCCGGATTGACCGTCTTGACAAGACCCCATTCTTCGAGCAGGTTCACAATCGTATTGCGTCTTGCTTCATCTTCTGTAGAGAAGTCACTTGCCTTTCCATCGAGCATGAACAATTCCTTGAAATGCACGATGTAATACTTACCACGCTTATGCAGAATGTGGCAAGATTGATACAACTTCTTGTCTTTCTTGGAGGAAATACCGATACGCGTCAGCGTTTCTTTGATCTTTAGAAAGCTTTCATCACCCGGCAGTTGGACTTCTACCAATTTGTCTACGATATTCATTTTTCATGTCCCACCTATTTTTTGTTGTTGTTTTATCATTTCGATTTGCTCACTGGACAACAAAGACAGGTAGTCACGACCGACATTGCGATTGCAATCATAATGACGACACACCGCATCCAAATCTTCATCACCAGCATTTTTAACCCATTTCGCGTATCGCTTCTTAGGTCTAATGCTATTTAGTAAAAATTCGTATTGCGGGCGGTTGTCAAGATGGTGATACATGTTCACCAGATTGACATGTAGAATGGTGTCGGGATAGAAAGACAGACCGAGATTGACGACCCAAGGGTTGTAACCCTTTTCTGCCAATTCGTCGTTTTCGGTGTCCCGCATCATATTCTGAGACGCGGGACCGTTGATGTTCTTCACATAGTCGAACGGCGAAACACCCTTAGGCTTCTCGGGTTTGTAGTCTTGTTCTTCGAAGGCCTCGGACTCGCCAACGTCAGGAAGGATCGTCGTCATTGAATAACTCCCACGCTTGTTTGTTTCGTTCGTCCAGGACGACAAAACATTCATCACAAATTTTCATCTTCAGCAGTACGTCGGCACATTGCATTTCGACTTCGGCGGGGTCTTTGCCGAGTTTCGCGTCACACAACGCGCACCGTCTCTTTGCTTTGAACCGATCAAGCCAACTCATTTCCAACCGACCTCGGCCATGAGCGTCGCGAGCGCTGCGACACGGTTGATTTCAGAGTTTGCAACGAACGCCTCCTTATACTGGTATTCTGCCAGAATGATGATGGCGTCCGCGACGGACTGGGTGTTGTCTGCCCGAGTAGGCAGCAGGTCGTAGAGTTGACGATACAGAACCGCCGAGTCAATGTCGGAGTTATCAGCGACCCACTTGCGGACCGCCGTGAAGTTCTTATCCTTCATCAAGTCAACCAGAGTGTTGATGTTATCGCTGCTCTTGTTCGTCAGGATGCCAGCGTCAATCCTACCAGTAGAAGAATAGCGCTGTAGTTCGTTAAGGACTCGGCGCCAATCAGGGAAATAAAGTTGCACAAGTTCAGCCACAGCCTTCTGGTCATATTCAACTCCTTCGGTCTCCAAAATGGTGCATACGCGCTTGAAGAATTGCATGGCAATCTTCGGTTTGTCCTTGTTGCTGATCTTGAATTCGACAACAGAACACCGCGAGTGCAGAGGTTCGATGATACGGTTTTTGAAGTTGCAGGTCAGAATGAACCCACAGTTCTTCGAAAATTCTTCCATGAAGTTACGAAGTGCGGGTTGCGTCGATTGTGGGTTAAGATAGTCCGCTTCGTCCAGAATCACATACTTGCGGCCGCCCGAGAAAGAGACGGTAGACGCGAAGTTCGCGATTTCGTTACGAAGTGTGTCGATGTTGCCGTTCATCGATCCGTTGATGATGATATAATCGGCGCCAATCTCGTCCAACATCGCCTTGGCGATAGTGGTCTTACCAATGCCCGCGCGGCCTGTCAACAGCAGGTTCGGAATATTCTTGTCGTCAACGAACCTTTGGAACACGTCTTTGAGTTCCTTCGGAAGGATCGTGTCTTGAACGGTAGAAGGGCGGTATTTCTGCGACCAGATGAATTCTTGCATGTCTGCTCCATGATGTAGATTGTTTCGTCAGTATATCAAAAAGAAAGAGGGCCCGCAAGCCCTCTTTCATATCCGGTGCGGATTTACGAAGTTGTAGGAACGTCCTCGGCTTCTCCTGCCTCCGCTTCTTTCTCAGCGGCGGCTCTCGCCTGTTTCTCGCTGTATTCGAGGAACGCAGCGAGGCGCTGACGGACGTTGCCTACGGCAGCCATTTCTTCGCCGCGGATCGCGCCGCGAGCGGACGCCAGGTCGATGATCTGGACGGCTGCGCCAATGTCGTTTAGAGTGATGCTCGGTTCTTGTTCTGCCATATCTATGGTCTCCTTACTTTGCTTCTACGGCCACCCAATATTGGATGGTATCGGATTTGAAATGTGCCATGCCCTTGGATGAAAGCGCAATCTCGTAGTTGATGGGCATGAGCTTCAGGTTTTCGGTCTTGATAACGATGCGGAAAGTTGGTGCGTTTGCGCCTTCGGCGACCGTGACACTGTAGTTGTCTGCGGTCGGGTTCTTGCTGTCAACCGCCGAAAAGATCACGTCGGTGCCATCTGAGATAAAGGCGACTTCGGGTAGTTGCAGAACACCGGCAGCACGGATCACGCTTTCAATGTCCTTCCAATCGACCGAAAAGGTTGCCTCGGGACTCGGAACAGTGATATCTTTGTCGGGCGGAGTGACAATCATGTTCTCGGGAGTGTATGTATAGTTGAGCTTCCGACGACCGCCCGAGACGGTGAAACGATCTGCGCCAAAGATGATATCGGGCTGATCGAACAACGAAAGCGTTGCGAGGAATCGGCTGATATCGAAGATACCGGCCTCTTTCTCGAAAGTCTCAGCGACCGTGGCAGAAGCCATGACAGTCTTTTGAGGTGAGATAGTGCGAATGGTGTTGCCTTCTCTCAGAACAACACCGGGATTGATGGATGCAAAGTTTTTCAGAACACCAATCGTTTCATTGCTAAGTTTCATCATTTACCTTTCTTTGCTGCTGCAGCACGGCGCTGCTGTCGGTTCAGAGTTGATCCTACATCTATATCAAGATTTGGCTTCTGTGTCAAGTAGTTTTTGCGGTTCGACTCGCGAGAAGCCGTAGGCGAAGCCTGAATCGCAGCAAGTGCTGCGAGGCTACCGCCAAATGCGTGAGTGCCGATATGGATCATACGCATCCACGGGCACATCGAGATTTTCAGACCGATCTTGCGGGCATACTGACTGAACATATAATCTTCTGACAGGTACCGTTTGGTCGTCGGGTCAATCACACAATCGAAGAATGCGGTGATTTCTCTTGACCCGTCGAAGTGTTCCGTTCTAGAATGGTCAGGCAGGTAACGAAGTTCTGGGTATGCCTCGGCATACTTTTCGAACGCACCACGATGGATCATCATGAAGCCCGTGCCGCCCTCTTGAATTTCGACCAGTTCGTTGATCCTGAATTCGGTCGTGCCAGGCACAGGATTGAACACATAGTCACCGACAAACTGTTCAAGAGCAAAAGGATTGTCGTTTGCGAATCCTGCGTCAACCGCTTTCTTGATCTTTTCCCACGCGATGGTCTTTTTCGGATAGGGACCAGTTACGATATCGTAACCTGGCCCGCAGATTTCCAGAAGCTTCAGAACATCAGCGGGATTGAAGCCAATGTCCGAGTCGATGAACATCATATGTGTGCAGTCCGAACGTAGAAACTCGTCCACACAGTAGTTGCGAGCACGAGTAATCAGCGACTCATTGAACAGGAAGTAGTGCTTCAGTTCGATGCCGTGGAGAGCGCACACTTTGGTCAAGTCTGCGACGGACTTCGTATAGTATCCGGCACACTGACCGCCATACATGGGTGTTGCGAGGAAGATGCTCTTTTTGCGCAACTCCTCCATGTTGAATTCGTATTTCATTCTCTGCCCTCAGTCAGTTTTAGTTGCTCGTTCATCCAACGACCAACTTCTTTTGCCGTCAGAGCTTCTTTTGCAACAGGCGGCAGCCGATCATCTTCACCAATACCACGAATGACAGAAGCAGAAAGCATCATGGCGGATGCCATAATCATACAGACCTGGTGCATACCAGAACCATCGTCGCCGTCGTCATAGTCATGACCTCTTTCGAAGTCGTCAACGTGACGTTTGAGACTGTCAATCATCTGCTGCCAAGGCAGGCCCTTTTCCCAGTTTCGGTTGTCATACTTGCGAGCGCCGTATTCGAGTGCTGCGGCGCCGGCACCAACAGCTTCAAGAGGCACTTGCTTGAAATAGGGAACACCGAGCGCAGCGCGCATTGCGCCAGACTTCGCAGCAGGATGCTTGGTTTTAGAGTCTCTTTCGTTCGCTTTTGCGGCATAATCGAAAACTTGGCCCGTTATTTCAGCGGGTGTTTGTCCGTATTTTCTCATTTTCTAACTTGCTCCATATCATTTTCAGCACGACAAATGGCCTGCAAACGCATAACGTCAGCAGCCACATCATGTGTGCTATCATGTTCTCGGAAGGTTCTTTTCCAGTAATCTTCGTCCGCGACGGGAACGAAACCGCTGGGAGTTGTAAAGTCAAACTTGGCGTCGATCCACGTCTTTACATCGCGGACGCGCCAGAACATCAAGTATTCGTTGATACGATACTTGGAGTGTTGCGTCCAGACAAGACGCCACAGGACGGTCGGATCAAACGTGTTGTTACGCGACCACCAGTATTCGATCTTCGGACCGTTTGAAAGGTCGCGCATGATCGCTTCGGTGAATTCTTTCACCGTGAGGTCGTCTTTTCGGGGTTTGATCTTGTCTTGCACCTCGGGTGCCTGTCGCATCCAGAAGTCAAGTGTGTCTTGTTCGACCTTGAACCCGTAATTCTGAACCTGATCTTTCACGCTCAGTTTGTAGCGGATCGCGCCGTCCAAGATTTCTTCGAATGAGTAGGGATTATCCAGGAACCTGTCCCAGGTAAAGACGAATGTGGACGCGTCAATGGCGGCACAGTCAAGTGCGCGGCTGCCCATCGTCTCGAAGTCTATAACCAAATCGTGTCGTGACATATTATACCATAGTTAAGGAAATTGGAGCGGGGTAGCGGAATCGCACCGCTTTACACCAGGGGGACTGGTGCTGTGTCTAAACACCCCGCATCTAAAGTCTATTTATACACGAAACCGGCGACCGTGTCAAGAAAAAAACGACTCCAAGGTATGCCCATCATATTCTTCGACCATTTTTTCGCGCTTGTATTCTTCTAGGTGGTGTTTGTAAGAAGGATTGAAATATTGCACCGCCATAGCTTCGAGTGATTTGGTGTCAAACCTCTTTTCATCAACTTCAACATATGAATAGAGCAAATCGTCAAAATTTCCGGTGCCGTGCAACATACGATATACGTTTCCGCCGTGGTGATTCTCACTCGAATGTGATTTGTCCCAGACGGAAGCGATAAAGTATCCAAGTCTATCGCGCAAGCAGGTGGAGCTCTCTCCGACATAAAGAGGAACGCCTTTAGCCCAGTAGAGATAGACGCCTTTCCTTCCTGACAACACGATCTTCTGACCTTTGCTGTCAAGAATTCTAAAAGCCTTGGGAGCGTGCGGACCTTCCGGCAAAATGACGTATCTCGGGCCTTTT